GTATGAGGGTTCCATGCGCGGCAAGGGAAGTCCGTTCTTCGCCGTTTGGGGCTACGTCATCAGCCACATGCGGCCAGACCGCAAACCGGCGACAGAAATGCAGGTGGACTTGAACCCTGAAATTATCGCGTTCTTGCTGGGCGAAAAGGAGGAGGTCGTGGCGGCGAAGATCTCGGAAATGTGCAAGCCAGACCTCAAGAGCAGGACGCCTGATTTGGAGGGCAGAAAGCTGGTGAAGCTGGGTGAATATACCTACACCGTTGTCAATGGCCTGACCTACCGTAGAATCAGGAACGAGGAGGAGCGCAACGAATATCAGCGCGTGAAGCAGGCGGAGTATCGTGAGAAGAGGGCCGGCCGAAGGCGCAGGCCGGCAAACCCGATGCACCCAATGGCCAGCACAACGGACAAATCGGACGGCGGCGCGGCCAGGATTGCGCGCGCGGAGGATGTGGAGGAACGTGAAAAGGAAATCGCCATCGCCGCCGAGGGCCTGAAACCATGAGCGCCACCCTTGGAGAAATCACGCCCGACTTTATCGGGCAATATCTGGACACCGGATACGACCGCTTCCAGTCGCCCTTCGGCATTAACGGCCTGTGCCGGGTGGATGGAAAATCCCTGAACTTGCTGGCCGTGGTTTCCACCCGCCCAAACACCGGACAGTTCCACCGCTTCATGGACGCCGCCAAACAGGAATTCGATGAAATTGGCATCTGGGAAATCTTGAACCGGGATTTACATCCAGTGCTGGAACGGTATGGGTTCATCCCGGCCAAAATGATTGACCTGGAAAGCGGAGAAACAATGACCGGACAAAAGTGGACGAAACCAAAAACCGGGGATGAACCATGAAAAATAAAATCATGCTTGGAAAGTGCGGCGAACGTGAAATCTGTTTGGATTTGGAAGTCCTTCTGAAAACCCGGCTGCTGATTCAGTCGAACAGCGGCGGCGGGAAAAGTTTTCTAATCCGCCGGATGGCCGAGCAGATGTTCGGTAAAATTCCAGTCATCATCATTGACCCGGAAGGTGAGTTCGCCACACTCCGGGAAAAGTTCGGCTATGTCCTCGTCGGCAAGGGCGGGGAGACACCCGCCGATTTGAGGTCTGCCTCGATGGTCGCCCACAAACTGCTGGAACTTCGGGCGTCGGCGGTCTGCGACCTCTATGAGATGAAGCCGCAGGCGCGGCATCAGTGGGTGCGGATGTTCCTCGACGCGCTGATTGACGCTCCAAAGGAATTGTGGAGGCCGACCGTGATCGTGGTGGATGAAGCGCACCAGTTTTGTCCTGAAGGAAAATCCGGCGAAAGTGAGGCAAGCAGCGCGATAGTGGATTTGGCCACGCGCGGGCGCAAACGCGGATTTTGCCTGGTTGCCGCCACGCAGCGGCTCGGAAAGTTTCGCAAGGACGCCGCCGCCGAATTGCTCAACGTCATGGTGGGGATGACCTTCATTGATATTGACCGCGACCGGGCGACTGAATGCCTGGGGGTCAGCCGGGAGGAGAAACACAAATTCAATGACGAGATAAAACTTTTGACGCCCGGAAATTTTTACTGCCTTGGCCGGGCAATTTGCAAGGAGCGCACGCTGGTCAAGGTTGGCGGAGTTGAGACGACACACCCGGAGGCGGGCGGGGGAAGGTTCGCCGCCGCCCCGCCGCCAGCACCGGAAGAAGTAAAAGCCATGCTTCCCAAACTGGCCGACCTGCCGAAAGCCGCCGAGGAAAAGGCCAAGACCGAGGCTGATTTGAAGTCTGAAATCCGGTCGCTCAAAATGCAGTTGAAGGCCGCGCCGCAGTCCGCTCCCGCGCCAATCATCAGGGGTGAAATTAAAAATGTTCCCGCGCTGACCGGCGCCGAGCGCAAGCGGTTGACAAAGTTAAGTCACACACTCGACGATTTGCATGGAATGGTTGAAGGATTTCACGTTGAACATTCACGGCTGGCTGTAGCCACGGAATCAATGAAGCCGGAAATGAATTTCTTTCGAGAACTACTCGCCGGAAAACTTTTGGCGCCGCCGCAAAGGGCGATGGTGACAAATCCTGTCACAACAACCTTCGCGCCGGTTGTCCGCCGGCCGGCGCCTCCAGTTCAAAATCCAACCGCCTTGACGCGCCTGAACGGCGAGCTTGGCAAATGCGAACGCTCCCTGCTTTCCGTGCTGGCCAAATATCCCGAAGGATGCGCGCGCCCCAAAATGATTCTGCTCGCGGGATACGCATGGAGTGGCAGCACTCAAAACGCTCTTGGAAAACTCCGGTCACTGGGCTTGGTGGAGGGTCAGAACAATGGCGTCGTCCGAATCACTGAATCGGGGATGGCAACTGGAAGCTTTGAGCCATTGCCGGAGGGTGATGGATTCCGAAATTACTGGCTAAATTTTCCATACTTCGGGAAGTGTGAGCGGTCGCTGCTGCGTTGCCTGATTGACAATCCAAACGGGCTGGCGCGCGACGAGCTTTTGCAGATGTCGGGCTACGGATGGTCTGGAAGCACGCAGAACGCATTGGGCGCATTGAGAACCGCCGGAGTCCTTGTCGGTAGAAACAATGAGACGATGAGGGCTGCGGACGAATTTTTCCAATGATGTTATGAGTCAAATTCCATCCAATCCCAGCGAGTCCACTAGGCGGAAAAATCCGCATTTGTATCCGGCGTTCCCGGCGACGGTCATTGTGTCCGGCGGTAGAGTTGACCGCGAGCGCGACCTGCATGATGACATTGAGACTTATTGCCGGATGCGCTTCTACCTTGTTTGCCACTCGCGGATGGACAGACCAAGCACAATCGCCGTTGGCTTCCCCGATTTTGTAATTTTTATGCCGGGCCGGAATGTCTGTTTTTTGGAGGCCAAGAAGCGAGGAGCCAAGGCGACCACCGCCCAGTTTGCCAAGCTTGCCCACGCCCGGAAACTTGGATTTGTTGCCGAGATTGTGGATAACCTCGCCGACGCGATTGAAGCGATGCGAAAGGCGATGAATTTATGAACAACAACAACCCCAAGGTTCTCTGTGAAGATTCCAAGTGCGGATGGCATGGACAGCTTGACGAAACGCTTGAGGCCCCACACCCGTTTATCAAGGATGAAAAAATTCGGGGCTGTCCAGTATGCTTGCACCCGCAGGATTTCTTTCTGGCCTGTGACGAGCCGGGGTGCTGGCGGCAGGCAGACTGCGGCACACCGACGACGGATGGTTATCGGCAGACGTGCGGGCGGCATATTCCCAAAGGAAATTGAATTTATGAACGATACACCGACTCCACGAACCGACTCCCAATACAAAGCGCACATCTTCGACTCCGGCCTTCCAAGTTTCACGGCGGTCAACATTGATTTCGCCCGCCAACTTGAACGCGAGCTTGCGGCGATTTGCCATGCCGCTGCTCCCGAACGCATCAAGGCTCTCTCTGCGGCACTCCAAGACTGTATTAACCTTTTCAACGACGCCGATAAATCACCAGACCATAAAAGCCTCATCTGCACACTCGACCGGCGTGAGATGTGGGAGGCAGTGCTCCGCCGTCACGGTGCGGCATAACTGATGAAATACCTATCCTCCTTGTCCATTAACGTCGTCCTGCTGGCCCTGGCCTTCTGGCTGGTGAGTTTAGCGTGGAGTAATTTTAAGAAATAACGCGAGAATGTTCAGGCGTAGGTCAACTGCTTTGACTTTCGGAGTTCTTGGTCGGATTTCATCTTTTTATCAAGCCAGTCGGGGGCGGTGGATTTTGGGGGCTGGCCTCCAAGTTTTGAAATGATGAAGCCTTTGCGACGCGCGCCTTCGAGAATTATTGCCGCCCAATCTGCAAGGTCGGGAGAGCGGCGGATGCGCTCCTTCATTTTGATTTTGGATTCGACCTCGATTTTGTCACCGGCCACGCGATCCCATTCCCTCATGCAAAGCTCGTTCATCACCTCGTCCGGGAGGCCGCGAATTTGGTCAGCCTCAATTGCCATGCGGAGGGAGTAGTGGAGTTCCGAGACAAACTTTGAATAATGCTCATCACAGCGTTTGAGGCGTTGCAGGCCGGTGATTTTGTCCACGGTGAAGGTTTCGAGCGAGACAGGCCTTTTGGTGGGCGAGCCGCCGAATTCAACGGGATTGCACCGGGGCGACCAGATTCTTGAAAGCGATGTGCCGAGAGAGCCGCGCCCCGTGGAATCGTGAAAGAAGTTTTCCGGTAGGACGGAGTTGGTTTCACAGTAGTCCTTTTCAAATTCTGAAATCTGATCCTCCTCCTCCATCGGGCTTCCGGTTTTGTGTTTGACTGGGACGATATGGGGCGGGACAAATTGGAGCCGGGTCTTGGAATCAAGACACTCCCCGAATTCGGCGCTCCCACCTACGCAGCGGTCGCCGCCATACGCGGCATCCAGCGCGCCAATTTTTACGCGTTGGGATTTTCCGCTCCAAACAGCCTGCTCTTGGGCGTGGAACTGGCGGCATAAATCGCGCGTGACAATCCGGCGCGACATCTGTGAAATCCGCATGACACCGACACACTGGCTATAATACTCGTAGCTGTCCTTTCGGAACGCAGTCACCGTCTCGTCAATTTTCTTCTGGCTGACCAGATATGGATAATGCGCGGGCTGGTCGGATGGAAAATCGAAGTTCGGCGAGTCCGTTCCGACGAGGTTGATGCAGCGTCCGCTGTAAAATTGCGTGTCCCAAACTTCGGTCTTGGTCGGTTCAAGATGCGCCGTCCAGCCATCCTTCGGCTCGGCGGCGACACCGAGCGGGTCAAGGATGTCGTTCGGATTTCCCAAAACAATAGCCTGAAAATCAATGTTGTTATTCAGATTTGCGAAGGCCGACAAAAAGGTTGGGGACATTGCGGTAACATCGTCCGCGATCAATCTCATGTGTGTCTGCTTCCGCCCAATCCACTTGCCAAGTCCGACATTTTTATTTCCCTGAACCGTGGGGATGCAGTTGTGAACGATTACGCCGTTGATTGAATAGCTTGGGTGGCCGCTAACTTCAAGATTGTGGACTGAATAGCCGCCCTCACTTCTTCTGAATCTTTTATCACTTGATGGTTCCAGAATCTCAACACCGTCCACCCTAGAGAATTGAGAATCTTGGTTCGCTGTTTGTCCTTCACAACCTTTTCTGGAATCCGGTGAACGCCCCCATCTATTTCCACCGCAAGTTTTATGCGGGGAAAAGCCAAGTCGGGCTGATACCAATGCGGCTTTCCATCTGATTGTTTCAATCCAGTTCTTAAATGAAAACGAAGCGTTGAATCCGGGAACATTTTCCAAACCGCCAGTTCTTCTGGCGTTGGGATGACTCGACGGCGCACATTGGAAGCTGAAATCGCCTTCCGCCTGCAATGTTTGGAACAGTATCGCGTCCGAGGTCTTGTAAATGTCGGACGGATTGAAACAAACCTTTTCCCGCATTGAACGCATGGCATCACCATCGAATCCTC